GAAAGGAGGGAATACGAATGTTTCCAAACCTAAATGCAGAAATAGCAAGAGCAGGACTCACAAATGCAGAGGTAGCAAAAAAAGCGAATATGTCATATTCAACATTCTCTTTGAAAATGAATGGGAAAAGTAAATTTACTTTTGACGAAACTTTAAGAATAAAAAAAGCCATTGGTGTTGACATCCCACTCGAAGAGCTTTTCACAAAAAAGGAGGTGATGTAATGGTGACGCACGTCTTAAGAGACGGCACTAGAGAAAAAAGTATAGCAGGTCATACAGTCAGAATTGACAGCACCATATTAAGAAAGGAGAAAAAATGGTTAAATACGAAGACATCGCGAAGGCAAATGAAACAATCAAAACAACAGACATCAAGGGTAAGGAATACGCAGAAGTAAATCAGCGAATAAAGGCGTTCAGAATGATATATCCTGAAGGATTTATTGAGACAACACTAAAAAGCAACGAAAACGGCGTATGCATATTTATCGCCAAGGTCGGCTACTACGAGGATGGCGAACCTTACTTACTTGGAACAGGTACGGCTTATGAAAAGGAGAACTCGTCATTCATCAACAAGACATCATACATTGAGAACTGTGAGACATCAGCAGTTGGTAGAGCGTTAGGAATGGCAGGATTCGGAATTGACACATCGGTAGCTTCATTCGAAGAAGTAACTAATGCAATCACTAATCAGGGAGAGCGCAAGGCTACACCAAATCAAATAAAGGTACTCGCAAAAGTATATACAGGAGAAAATCTTGACAAGCTTTTAAATTTAAACGGCATAGCAAGGCTTGAAGACATGGCATTCGACAAGGCGTCAGAATTAATCAGTAAGATAAACGGAGGTAATTAAATGAGAGAAGTTAACAGTGGAGAAGGAACAGTCACACTACCACGTGCCGAATACGACAGAATTATGGAAGACAATTTTATTGCAAAGAAAGTAATGCAGTTCCTTTATGATAATTGCGAAAAAGCAAGCTATAGCGACGACGAATTAACATTCAGCACGATGTATCTAAGCGAATTGCTAAAAACAGTCGATAAAGACTACTACGCATATATGCTTGCAATTAAGCGCAAGGAGGCAGAGAGAAATGAAAGCAAGTAGATTGGAAGTAAGGAATACAGAAGTATTCGACTATGAGGACGCATTGGCTATCACCTGCTTAATCTGTGGAATATTAATTAACACACTACTGATTAATGCAGGACTTTGGCAGTATGACACACTGCTTCAAAAGGTATTAATATACTGCGTAGTATCGCCTTGCTTTGGCTATGCAGGGTTTGGAATTTTTAGTAAAATAATTAACTTTTTCGAAAGGAGAAAATAATGAACTTATATGAAATTATGGCAGAGATTGAGGACTGCATAGATTACGAGACAGGAGAAGTCGATATTGAACGACTTTCAGCATTGGAGGAAAAAAAGGAAACGAAGATTAAAAACATCGGACTTTGGATAAAAAATCTCAATGCAGAAGTCACAGCTTTAAAAGACGAAAAAGCTAAGTTCGACGCAAGAATTAAGTCGAAAAACAGCAAGATAGAATCATTAACTAAGTATCTAGAAGCTTGTCTGAACGGCGAAAAGTACGAGGACGAACAGCTTGTTATCACCTACAGAAAAAGTGCAAAATTAGAGCTTGCTGGCGACTTCGACGATGAACGTTTTACAACTTATACGCCAAGCTACGACAAGCGAGCTATCGCCAAAGCAATCAAGGACGGAGAAGACATTAAGGGAGCTATGCTCTTAGAATATCAGAATATGCAGATTAAGTAGGAGGTATACATGAAGTACACTGAATTAAAAAAAGGCGACGTCGTTAAATTCACATTGGGAGTGTTACCTTACGAGCAAAAAGGCAAATTTGAGTATTGGGAAGAACGAGACGAAAAAACAGTATTAATCTACATTAGACTTTCATCAGGTGCTTTACTTGATTTAGTTTATGACAAAAACGCAGAAGTGGAGGTTGAAGATGAATAAGGTCGTTTTGATGGGGCGTCTTACAAGGGACGCAGAAGTAACTTACAGTAATGGTGGAGAGCTGGCTATTGCAAGATACACACTAGCAGTAGACAGACGCTATAAGAGAGACGAGCAGAGCGCAGATTTTATCAGATGTGTTGCATTTGGAAAAAGCGCAGAGTTTGCCGAAAAGTATTTACATCAGGGAACTAAGATAGTGTTAGAAGGTCGTATTCAGACAGGCAGTTATCAGGACAAGGATGGTAAGACAGTTTACACAACAGAAGTAGTTGTCGAAAGCCAAGAATTTGCAGAAAGCAAAAAATCGCAAGAGCAGACGAACGAAAACGAGTTCGTGTCTATTCCTGATAATGTCGACCTGCCGTTCTAGGAGGAAGTATGACAGGGAATGCAGAGCAATTAATTCAATGGCTATTCAATCAGAGCAGAGATAAGCTATTCGACATCAAGGAACACAGAGAGAAAAGGTCGCTCAACGCTAACGCTTACTGTTGGGCGTTAATAACCAAGATAGCTGAGGCAATGCGACCACCACTCAAAAAAGAGGACGTATATGTTGAAATGTTGAAGAGTTACGGACAGAGTGAACTTGTGAGCATAGTCTCAGACGTAAAAATTGACGGATATTTCAAATATTATGAAAAAGTGGGACAATCTTACCTTAACGGCAAAAACTTCACACATTATCGCATTTTTAAAGGTTCAAGCGAATATGACACAAAGGAAATGAGCCTACTTATAGATGGGATAGTTCAAGAAGCTAAAAATTTAGGCATTGAAACAATGACGCCTGCCGAGATTGAACGGCTGAAAGGAATGTGGAAATGAGCAAGTCAATTTTATCAAATGAAAAAAGCTGTTACTGTTGCCACACAACGATTAACCTACATCGCCATCATATCTTTTTCGGAATGGCGAATAGAAAGTTATCCGAGCAAGATGGCTGTTGGGTATACTTATGTGCCAATCATCACAATATGAGTAGGTACGGCGTCCATAATGGTAACAAAGAACTAGATTTGAGATTAAAAAAAGAATGCCAAGAAAGGTGGGAAACGAAAAATGGAACAAGAGAAGATTTCATCAAAAAATACGGCAAGAGTTATCTGTGAAATTCCGATGAAGCTTCCAAGCCTAAACGAATACATTAACGTATGCAGGAGCAATCCTTATCAGGCGTCGAAGTTTAAACGAGACATTGAAAGCGACATCGGAGTATTCATTAGGCGATTGCCAAGGTTCGAGAGACCTGTAAAGATACACTTTCATTGGATTGAAGGCAACAAGAGGCGTGACCTTGATAATGTATGCTACGCCAAGAAGCACATACTAGACGCACTAGTCAAGTTTGGAAAGCTGAAAGACGATAGTAGAAGATACGTTACAGCGTTCAAGGACACGTTCGAGTATGCCAAGGAGGCAAAAGTAATCATAACGATTGAGGAGGTAGATGAATGATAGAACGACGAGCAGGAGAATGTGTGACATTAGACACAAGAGCAGAAGCTAACGAGAGCGTAGACAAGCAGTTGAGATACAAGCAGATACGAGAATGTCTGAAAGAGGGCGACGCCACAGCTAAAGAAGTCGCCGTACTGATGAAGATTAAGCATTACATACCAACGAGCGAACGGAACTTCACAGCTCCACGCTTAACGGAAATGTCACAGCAAGGAGAGGTCGAGCCTGTTGGAAAGAAAAAATGTCAATATACAGGCAAGATGGTGACTGTATATCACTTAAGAGAGGAATGAATATGGCAGAAAAAGATAAAAAGTACTACTGGCTCAAACTGAAAAAAGACTTCTTCAAACGACATGACATAAGAATCATAGAATCAATGCCAAACGGCAAGGACTACATACTTTTCTATTTGAAACTGCTGTGCGAATCAGTAGACCACGAAGGGAATTTAAGATTTAACGAGGATATTCCCTATAACGAGGATATGCTGGCGACTATAACGAATACTAACGTTGATACTGTCAGGTCGGCGATTAAGATATTCGAGCAGTTGGATATGATGGAAGTGTTGGATGATGGGACTTACTTTATGCAGGAAGTCAACAAGATGATTGGAAGTGAAAGCTATTGGGCAGAACAGAAACGATTTCACAGACAAAAAGAAAAGTTACTTATTGAAGATAAGGAAGAAAATGCGGACAATGTCCAACGAATGTCCAGCGAATGTCCAACGTGTCCAAGTAAGAGTAAGAGTAAGAGTAAGAGTAAGAGTAAGAGTAAGAGTAAGAATATATATATAGACACGATTAATACATTCACCTCTAACTCCACTCTTAAGAAAAGTATATTCGATTTTATTGAAATGCGCAAATTGATTAAAAAGCCAATGAGTGAGCAGGCATTGAAGATTATGCTAAATAAACTTCAAAAGCTGTCAGACGATGAAGACACGCAGATTAAGATATTAGAGCAGTCGATTGAACACAGTTGGCAGTCAGTATACGAGCTGAAAGATGATAAAAAAGCAAAAAGCCAAGAGGACGACATCCTCGACGGCATACTATAGGAGGTTAAATTGGAGCAAATAGACATATATAGCTATCTATATCCGGAAATTGCGATAACAAAGCCAATACGTCTTATAGAGCTTTTTGCAGGATATGGAAGTCAAGCGATGGCGTTAAAACGGATAGGTGCTAAATTCGAACATTATAGAGTCATAGAATTTGATAAGTTTGCAATTGAGTCCTACAACACCGTTCACGACACAGCTTTCCCGGTGCTAGACATCACTAAAGTACACGCAGAGGACCTAGGAATTGAACGTACAGATGAATTTACTTACTTACTTACTTACTCGTTCCCTTGTACAGATTTATCGCTAACAGGCAAGCAGGCAGGAATGAAAAAAGGAAGTGGAACAAGAAGTGGACTACTTTGGGAGGTTGAAAGATTGTTCAAAGAAATTGTAGTGGCAAAAAAAGAACTACCACAAATTCTGCTGATGGAGAATGTGCCACAGGTTCATAGCAAAAAAAATATTGATGATTTCAACAAATGGATTGATTTCCTCGAAAGCATTGGCTTCAGAAATTATTGGAAAGATTTGAACTCGAAAGATTACGGAATCCCGCAAAGCAGAAATCGAACGTTCATGGTTTCGATTTTAGGAAATTATAATTATAAATTTCCTAAAAAAATAAAACTAAAAAAGAAAACAAAGGACCTTTTGGAAAAAACTGTCGATGAAAAATGTTATAGAAACAATGTGGAGGACACAAAGTTGATAAAAAGGCTTATTGAAAACGGACAAATTGATGAAAGCACAACAGTAGAAGCAGTCACGACAGATGGGAAGGTTCGGAAAATAGCTAACACACTTCTAGCAGGGTACTACAAAACTAATATGAGTGAATTTAATTCAGTCAATGCTGTTATTGAAAAAAGAGACGAATTTAAAATCAGAAAATTAACTCCTCGAGAATGTGGAAGGCTGATGGGAGTATCTGATGAAGACATCACCAAGATGGAAAGAGTAAATAGCAAGTCACAGTTATATAAGCAATTAGGGAACTCAATAGTTGTAAATGTAATGTGTGAATTATTCAAACAATTAAATATTAATCAGGAGGAATAAATAAATGAAAAAATTTGAATTAACAACTAATACAAAAATGTTTTTAGGAAAAAAGCTATTCCAGATTAAGGCGTTAATCAGCTTTGGAGATGTGGAAGCAGGAGAGCTAGGCGGATATATTGAAAAAGAGGAGAATTTAGACTACGACGGCGACGCTTGGGTATCTGGCAACGCTCGTGTATCTGGCAACGCTCGTGTATCTGGCAACGCTCGTGTATCTGGCAACGCTTGTGTATATGGCAACGCTCGTGTATATGGCAACGCTTGGGTATCTGGCAACGCTGACTATACAATAGTTAAGGGATTCGGCAGAGAATACCGAACAACTACATTTTTCAAATGTAAGGATGGCAAGGTCAGAGTTCAATGCGGATGCTTTTATGGAGATTTGAAAGAGTTTAGAGCTATCGTTAAGGAAACTCACGGCGAAAGCAAGAAAGCAAAAGAATATCTGATGATTGCTGACTTAATGGAATTGCATTTTAAGGAGAACGAAAATGACAAATAAAGAAATAGAGCATCGCCTGGAAGAGTTAGAAAGGAGTGAGAGAAATGTTAAATATTGAAAAATTTAAAAATGAATTAGTTAGATTAGGAATTATCAACGTAGACAGGTTAGGATTTTATCAAAACGGCATTCTGACTGACTGTAATTATACTCATTGTAGTAATTGCAAAAAAGTACTTATGGAACAAGCTAATATTACCGAAGAAGAATTTTATAAAGAAAGCTGCAGAAAAAACATATTAAAATGGTTGCTTTCAGAATACAAAGAGCCAGAGATTGATTGGTGCAAGGTTAAGGTTGATACACCAATATTGGTTAGAAATAATGAAGATAAAGAATGGGTGAATAGATATTTTGCTAAATTTGCAGATGGAAAAGTTTATGCATGGGTGAGTGGAGCTACATCTTGGACAGTGGATGATGAATATGATGTGACTTTTTGGAAATACGCAAAACTAGCAGAAAGTGAGGACTAGATGGATTGGATAAGATTAATTAAGGCAATGCTAATAGGCATACTAGCGATTGGGAATATATGGATTTTAATTAACATATTTGACAGTGATGTATATGCATATATTTTTCTGGCAGAGTGCTTAATTGCAATTTTTATATTTATCGTTTGGATAGCATATCACGCTATAGGTTGAAAGGAGCAGAAAGATGAATAGGAAAGCGACAACAATGTTTCTAACTGATTTATTAGAAGAGAGTTTGCAGGACAGAAAATATTATGCCAAAGAGGTTACGATAGATTATGGAACAGCTCATCCGAAAAGAGTTGATTTAATACAATTTATTCCAGCAGGTGTTACTTGTGTGAGTGATATTGAGAAAGGAGAATTTATTTGTTATGAAATTAAATCGTGTGTGAATGATGTATATAGCGGTAATGGATTAAGATTTTATGGAGAACAGAACTATATGGTCACAACAATGGAAACGTACAAGGAATTAATGGACGATTTAAGAGAGGATAAGTTTTGGAAATATCTTAAAGAAAATTATCCAGAAAGTAACAATAACGTGGGGATTATGGTGCCAATACCTACTCATATTAACTTAAAAGATGCGCGAGAAATATATGAAGAATTTAAAAATCCAACACCTCTGGAAGCAGATACGAGTTGGAAATTATATAAAATAATACCAAGCAGACAGTCATCAAGAAAACGTTCAATGAACGAATTGTTATTCTGTATGTTGCGTTCTAAACATAGAAATTAGCAAAGAAGGAGAGTGAACAGGATGAGATTAATAGATGCAGATAAATCAATAGAAGAATACACGCAAATATTTGTTGAAAAATTTGGAATTGAAGGTGGTGAAATGTTTAAAGGAGTAATCAAACAGATGCCAACAGCCTATGATGTAGATAAGGTGGTGGAAGAGTTGGATGCATACATTACCAAACTTGTTGGTAAAAATTCAGCATTATATCAGACTATTATAAGTATAGTAAAGGCAGGTGGAATAGATGATTAAATTAATACTAGCAGGAGCAGTAGTAGTTGAATTAATATTCATTTACGTCTTATGCAGGGATAGAACATTAAATGATAGGCAGAGAGAAAAAGAAGCGAGGAGTTGGGACGAATGATTATTGATGAAATCGAGAAAAACACAAGCATTAAGGCAGAAGATGGTGACTACTACGTTGATGGCTTACTGTACTGCCACAAGTGTCGAACACCAAAGCAAGCGAAGATAGAAGTCTTCGGAAAAATCAGGACGCCATTCTGCTTATGCAAATGCGAAGCTGAAAAGAGAGACAGAGAAGAGGCAGAGCGAGAAAAAGAAGAGAAAGCTAAACGCATTAGAGAATTAAGAAGAATGGGATTCCCTGATTCGGAATTGCAAAATTGGACGTTTGAACATGACGATTTGAAGAATGAAAAAATCTCGAAAATAGCTCACAATTACGTCGAGAATTTCAGGGAAATGTACAAGCAGAGCAAAGGATTGCTCCTGTACGGCACAGTAGGTACAGGAAAGACATTCATCAGTGCCTGCATAGCCAACGAGCTGATAAGCAGGGGCTTTCCCTGCTTGGTGACGAACTTCTCGAGGTTGACAAATACGATAAGTGGAATGTGGCAAGGAAAACAAGCATACATAGACGGATTGGACGACTTCTCACTGCTTGTGATTGACGACTTGGCGAGTGAACGTGACACAGAGTATATGGGCGAAATCGTTCAGAACATTATCGACGCAAGATACAGGAGTGGTCAGCCATTGATAGTAACGACGAATCTAACGGCAGAGGAACTGAAACACCCAACGGAAGTACGGAAGCAGAGGATTTATTCGAGACTTCTTGAAATGTGCGTACCGATTGAGGTTAAAGGCACAGACAGAAGGAAAGAGAAACTAAAAGAAGATTATAAAGAAATGGAACAGTTATTAGGACTATAAGGAGGTGAAAAGATATGAGTACATCAGTAATTATCACAGTAATTATTTGTGCAACGCTTATTATTTTAAGTTTCAAAAATAAATAATTAGAAAGAGGTGATAATAATGGAACCAACAATGACGGAATATAACGTTTACGTTGAGGGCGAATTTATCGAAACGCTGACGAGAGCCGAAATAATGGAAAAATACGACCTAAACGATAAGCAGTTCAACAATCGTGTATGTGGTGGAAGCAACAAGGGGACACGCAGATACAAGATGTCTTTTGCGAGGATCTACACAGTTGATTCCAAAAGCAACATTCCGATAGAGCTGTTGGAAGATTGGGAGCGAACAAGATTAGCAATATTGGAAAAGGCAAAGAAGAAAGTAAAAAAGGAAAGGTTGAAGATTGAATGATGTTAAACGGAAACAGAATAGCAGAGATACAAAACGAATTAAAACAGTTGAATGAAGAGGAGTTCTATCTTGAAATGGCTGATATTCAGTCAGAAGCCGAAAAAAGAAGATTAAGAGGTATTAGGAATAGGCAGAGAGAACTTAGGAAAGAATTAGAAGAGTTAACAAAATAACATTCAGAAAGAGGTAGAAAATGAGATTAATTGATGCAGACGAATTAATATTACATTTAAACGATTATGCTTTACAAATTGCACCATTTAGAAATTTAGAAAGCACATATAAATACAATACAGGAATGTATTAAGGCAGTAGATGAACAGCCAACAGCCTATAACGTGGATAAGGTTGTGGAACAACTAGAAGATAAAAAGAAGGTTTGTCTAGAAAATTATGAGTGTTTGAGTGCACAAATCTTAAGACAAGCAATAGTAATAGTAAAGGCAGGTGGAATAGATGAATAATAAAGACGAAATCAAAGCCTATAAAAAGGCAATAAACCAAAACGAAAAACTGCTTGATAAAGCGAAGGAAAAATACGAGAAAGACAAAGCAAAAGCGAATCTTAATTACATAGTATTCAAAGGTGAAGATTGTTATAGCGAGGATGATATAAGAGCATTGTATGAAGCTGATTTATGCACGCCAAGAGAATATGACAAAGCTTGCGAAAAATTAGAGTATCAGCTTGAACAAGAAAAGCAAATTAGAACCGAAGCATATTATCTAATTGAAGCATATAAATTGGCACTTAAAAATCTTAAAATAGAGCTTGAATTTTTAATGGAGGAAGATAAAAAGTGATATATCACGAGTACGCAGATTTAAGAAAAAAATACATAGACACACAACGCAAGTATGAAGAGGTTTTAACTGAAAAAGAAAACCTATTTGCAAAAACGTTACCCAGTGCCATCAAGTACGATAGCGAAAAAGTCAAATCTAGTTCATTCAAGAATACGTTTGACGATTATTTAATCAAGAAAGAGGAAAAACGCATTGATGAAAGACTAGAAGAGGCTAAAACAATTCTTGACGGTCGAAGGGAATTGCTGGTGGCGAAAAAAGAGGAATTACAACAGTCAAGCAAAATAGAAGACACAATTTACTTGTTACGTTATGTGAACAACGAAAAAATCAAAGCTATAGCCGTAAAAATTGGCTATTCTGAATCGCAAATACACAGAGTATTGAAAATAATTAGAAAATCTTTAAAAGATGATAGTAAATGCTAGTGAAATGCGAGGTCGAAAAGTGTTAAATTATACGATGTAAAAGGAGGTACGAATATGAACGCAAATGAATTAATTGAATACTTAATAACACCAGTTGCACAAGTTACAATGGTTATCGGTTTAGCTGGAATTGCTAAAAAACTAGGAATGAAAAAGAAATACATTCCACTATTAGATTTAGCATTAGGAATCATAAGCGGTATTGTAATTTTCGGTTATGCACTAGGCTACGGAGCAGTTAACGGTGTAATAGTTGGTGTTGCTATCGGATTAAGCGCGTGCGGACTATTCAGCGGAATCAAGAACGTAGCAAAAAAGGAGGAATAAGCAATGAAAGGTATTGACATTAGCAAATGGCAATCAGGGCTTAAAATGGCAGATGTAAAAAAGGCTGGTAAAGAGTTCGTTATCTTGCGAGGTGGCTATACTGGGCAGGGAAACGGCAAAAGCTTTAATAAAGATAGTCAATTTGAAACATTTTACAAGGATGCTAAAAAGAACAACTTACCAGTTGGCGTATATTACTATTCTTGTGCAGATACACGCAAAGAAGGCGTGGCAGAGGCTAATTTCCTTTATGAGAAGTGTTTGAAAGGCAAACAGTTTGAAATGCCTATTTATATTGATGTTGAAGATGCAAAATGGCAGGCAGGCAAAAAGAAGAAAGTAACAGATGCTATTATTGCTTTCTGTGAAACACTGGAAAAGAAAGGTTACTATGTGGGTGTATATGCATCATTAAGCTGGTTAAATAACCAGATTGATACTTCAAGACTTAAAAACTATACAAAGTGGGTTGCGTGCTGGACTAGTAAAAAGCCATCATTCAATTATGATGATTTTGACTTATGGCAGAATAGCGATAGTGGAAAGATAGCAGGAAAGCAGATTGATACAGATATAGCATATAAGGACTTTCCTAGTATCATTAAGAGCAAAGGTTATAACGGATATAAGAAGACCACAACAGCCAAGAAGGAAAGCAGCACAAAGAAAGAACCGGCAAAGAAAGAAACGAAGACATATAAGGTTAAGTCGGGTGATACTCTTTCGGAGATAGCAAAGAAGTATAATACTACTGTTGATAGTCTAGTAAAGAAGAATAACATCAAGGATAAGAACTTAATCTATGTTGGACAAGTGTTAAAGATTTAGGAGAAAATATGGGAAGTAAAGAATTTATTGAATTATGTAAAAGCAAGATAGTAGAGTATTTTAATAGTCATTGCGAAAAGACAGATAAAGCAGACATAACACAAGATGATGTATATGTTGTATGGTATTGCAAGACATTACAGAACCACAAAGCGTTATTATCAACTAATGTGAGTGATGGTATGTTTTACGAATTAACATACAACGGAGACAAGAAAGAACTTTATCTTGATGCTTATAAGAAGTGGCAGAATGTGAAGTACGATGTATAAGTCTTGTTCAAGATGCGGAAAGATACACGATGTCAATTATAAGTGTAACGTTGGAAGAGTATACAACGGAGGCAATGAAAGAGCATTAAGAAATAAATATGCGTGGCATAAGAAAGCCGATGACATTAAAGACAAAGCCAATCATCTATGCGAGGTATGCAGAGACAATGGCATATATACTTACAACAAGTTAGAAGTACATCACATTGACAAGGTAAAAGATGCACCAGATAAGCTACTTGATGATAGTAACTTAATATGCTTGTGTGTATTGCATCATAAAGAAGCGGACAATGGCAAGTTAAATAAAGATTATTTACATAAGCTAGTGAGGATTAGGGAGGAAAAATAAATCCCCCCTATCCTTTATAGCTTTTTTACAAGGACAGACCGAAACCAACACGCCACCTTTAGTTACAAAAACATTGAAAAATGCGTTGTTTTTTGGAAAAACGGTATAAAAATATATATAATCACGAAAACCCTCTAAAAAGGTTAAAAAAACGATTAAAAACAATTAAGAGTGATGCAGAGAGGCGCATATGGAAGTGGAAAACATTAAAATTGACGAATTAAAGCCATATAAGAACAATCCAAGACTTAACGATGACGCTGTGGAGTACGTTGCTGAATCAATTAAACAATTCGGATTTAAAGTACCGATAGTGATTGATAAAAACAATGTAATTGTGACAGGTCATACACGATTGAAAGCATCAAAGCAATTAGGACTTAAAGAAGGACCAGATAAAGGCTTTTAGAATTGCAGATAATAAAGTCGGAGAGATTGCCACGTGGGATAATTCAAAACTGCAAATTGAACTTGAAGACGTTGACATAGATATGACATCGTTCGGGTTAGAGATTGAACCGCTAGCAACGGACTACATCGAAGAACTGGATGACGGCGGTTTTTACGGTGATGAACGGTTAAGAACTAATAAGGCATACAATCTTGACTTGTTAAATTATGTTGATTTAGAAAATGATTTTTGGCAAATGCCAATAATTCAGAATGACCACTATATACCCGATGAATTAATCGGTTTCAACTATGCAAAATCAAGCAAAAATAAAAACACTGGTATACATTTTTATGTGGATGACTACCAGTTTGAAAGAGTTTGGAATTATCCTGAAAAATACCTTGATACATTGTTTGAATATGATTGTATTTTAACGCCTGATTTTTCGCTTTATATGGATATGCCAATGCCAATGAAGATTTGGAATATATATCGTTCAAGACAAATCGGGGCATATTATCAGAGTAGGGGAATTAAAGTAATTCCAACTATCAGTTGGGCAGAGGAAGAAACTTTTAAATTTTGTTTTAAGGGTATTCCTAAAGGCAGTATTGTTTCGATTAGTACCATAGGCGTTAAGCGAGATGAAGATGCTTTGAAGGTTTGGAAAGCTGGCGTTGATGAAATGATAAAGCAGATTGAACCGTCAGCAATTCTAATATATGGCGGTCAATTAGAATATGATTTTGGAAATATCAAAACAGTATATTTTGAAAATAAAGTAACAGAAAATTGGAAAGTTGTTGAAGAAAAGAAAGGAGACTAATATAATGGGAGGTAGAGGTGCAAGTGTTCCATCCGCAACGCCCGGTGGCGGTGGCGGTGGTGATTTGCTAATGGATGCAATGCCAGGCAATCCTAAAACATTAGCGGATGCACTAGGAAAACAAGGCAGACCTATGAGCATATCACGTGCAGTATTAGGCGCAAACCCTTTTTACAATAATCAATATGGTGATTACAGTATGAATTGTCAAAGGGTTGTTCAGACAACAGAGGCAAGATTTAGAGGATATGATGTAATAGCATCACCAACATATAAAGGTGACACAATGCCAAACCACGGAAATTGGGCAAAAGGATTTAAAGGTGCAAAGATTGAGAATGTCGGACACTTTACACCGAACGCAACGCAGAAAGCACTGGAAAGCAAGATGAAAAACTATGGTGATGGTTCACGTGCGGTTATGTCGGTTCAGTGGAAGGGCAGAAATTCAGGCGGTCACGTTATAAACGTAATTCAAAAGAACGGTAAAACCTATTATTACGATGGGCAAGTTGGCAAGACGTACAGCGGTAAAGATTTGTTTAAAGCAATCCAGACGAAAAAGACAGAAATAACAAGGGTTGATAATTTGGATTTTTCGGATAATGCTAGAAAGGCGTTTAGGCAGAATCCAAAGAAAAAATAAATAAAAAGGAGTGTTAATATGATTAGTTATGAAGATGCTTATAAGCGGGCAAAGATGTTAAAGCCTAACACAGATTCGTGTACAGAATATGAAAACGGTTATGTATTTGGCAGTAGCGAGGATGAAGGTTATGAAGGTGGGGCAGGTCACACAGCTTGCGTTATCCTTAAGAAAAATGGTAACGCAATCCCGATGAATGAATTTGTTATCGGTGGAACTGGTGAATACATTAAGGAATTTGATATTTAATAATTAAAAGGCATCCGCAAGGGTGCTTTTTTACTGCCATAAAAATTGAATGAAGAAAGAGGTGAGAATATGGCAAAGAAAATAAGTTTGCAGGAGCAAGCAGAGGAAATAATCAGAATCGCAGAAGAAAGCGGTGTGCAATCAAATTTTTTCTTTTTAACCACATTTAAGCGTTATCAAGTACAGCTAAACATATTAACAGAACTTGAAAAGGCTATGAAGGATGAAGGGATGCTTGTATCAAAGGAATATGTCAAAGGGCGTAAAAATCTTTACACGAACCCAGCCGTTGCAGAGTATAACAAAACAACAGATTCAGCAAACAAGACCGTTTCAACCCTTATGAGAATTATTAAAGGGTTCAATGTTGAAGAGCAGGCAGAACCGGAGGAAGACCCATTAATGAAAATAATCAATGGAAGTGGTTCAAATGAATAAGGCGTATGAATTTTGCAAACGGTCAGTCAATCAAAAGATTACACCAAAATACGTACGTTTGCAAATGAAAGAATTTATGCGAATCTGTGAGGGCAAGGACAAGAAATATATAATCAGCGAAAAGAAATTGAATCAAGTTGAAAATGTATTGAAAATCTTAAATATGCCTAAAGGATTGAAAGCAGGACAGCCATTATATAACTGCACTTGTGGTTATCAATGGCTGTTTTATATTGCAATTTTATGTACGGTGTATCGTGAGAATGAGGACAAGCGAAGATATGAGACTGGAATATTAGAGATATGTCGAAAAAACTTTAAAACTTACACAATAGCAACAATATTTATTTTGCTGTTTTTGACAGAGCCTAACTTTTCAAAGTTTTACAGTGTCGCACCAGATGGTTCGTTATCAAGAGAAATCAGAGAGGCAATATCTGAAACAATTAGGTCAAGTCCGCTAGTGTATGAATACAAAGATAGTAAGAGATTTAAGATTTTACGTGATTATATCATGTTCAAGCCGACACAAACGCAATATATACCGTTATCATATTCAACATCAAGAATGGATGGTAAATTGCCGAACGCTTTTTGTGCAGATGAAGTCGGGGCGTTACCAGTATCTTATCCTATTGAGGCTATGAGGTCGGGGCAATTGAATATTTTGAATAAATTAGGCTTTATCATTTCAACTAAATACCCGACAATAGACAACCCTTTTGAAGATGAAGTTAATTATTCCAAAAAGGTGTTAGACGGACTGGAAAAAGACGAAACAAGGTTTTCGTTACTATACGAGCCGGACAACACTAAGAACTGGGAAACAGACGATTTGATTTTACAACAAGCTAATCCAGTAGCATTAGAGATTCCCGAAATATGGGAAGATTTATTAAAGAAAAGAGCCTATGCGATAGCCGTAGAAAGTGCAAGAGAAAACTTTGTAACAAAGCACTGCAACATTATTTATCAAGGCGTTGGAACAGAAACGTATATTGACGTTAAAGACGTACAAGAGTGTAAAGTTGCCAACATAGACTGGAACGGTCGAGTTGTTTATATCGGACTTGACTTATCAGAAACAGACGATAACACATCCGTTGCAATGGTAAGCGTTGACGATGACAATAATATACTTGCTGAATCATTTGCATTTATTCCTAGTGGAAGAATTGAAGAAAAGACAGCAAGAGAAAAAGTCAATTATAGAGAACTGATTAAAACCGAAAAAGTTATTGTTTGCGGTGACAGAACGATAGATTATTCAGTTGTTGAAGATTTTATATTGAGACTAGAAGAACGATTTAACGTTCAAATTCAAGCAATTGGATATGATAGGTGGAATTGTCTATCTACAGCACAAAAACTTGAAAATGAAGGCTTTAATATGGTTGAGGTAAGGCAACATTCAAGTGTGTTGCATCCTCCGACAAAACTTTTGAAAGAAAAAATACTTTCAAAAGAGTTTGCATATGAGCATAACAAACTTTTAGAAATTAATTTTCAAAATGCAAGATGTGTTTATGACACAAATAAAAATCAATATGTAAACAAGAAAAAATCAAAAGGCAAAGTTGATATGGTTGTAAGCCTTATAAATGCAACTTACCTATTACAACAAGATTATTTCTTGAATCAATCAGATTTTACTATCCAAGTTATTTAGAATCCGCAAGGGTTCTTTTTTTATTACCAAAGGAAGGAGGTTAACCAATGGGATTGAGAGACTTTTTTCAAAGAGGAACAGAGATTGAACCAACAGTTGATGACGTTCTTTTAAGGGCATTGTTAAGCGGTGAAACAATCACCAGAGAAAAGGCGTTGACGTTGCCAGCGGTAAGCGGTGCGGTTGATTTCATATGTAACTGTGTAGCTTGTATGCCAGTAAAACTATACAAGACCAAACAAGGCAAGGTTGAAGAGGTCGAAAATGACGTACGAACAAAACTGCTAAACGGTGACACTGGTGATACGCTGGACGCTTTTCAATTAAAGAAGGCAATGGTTGAAGATTACCTATTAGGTAAAGGTGGATATGCCTATATACAGAAATCAAGAAACGATGTAACTGGGATTTTTTATGTTGAAGAAAAAAACATAACCATTATGAAGAACACCGAACCGATATATAAGGAATTTTCAATAATGGTGCAGGGTGGTGAATATAAGGCTTATGAATTTATCAAACTATTGCGAAATACCAAAGACGGAGCAAGCGGAATAGGCTTGACAGTTGAAGTAGCTAAGGCATTAGAAACGGCATATCAGACATTGTTATATCAGTTGAACCTTGTGAAGACTGGTGGCAACAAAAAAGGCTTTTTGAAGTCACAAAAAAGGTTAGGACAAGGAGAAATTGACACTTTAAAAAGTGCGTGGAAAGAGATGTATGCCAACAATGAGGAAAACGTTGTTGTTTTAAATAACGGATTGGAATTTCAAGAGGCTAGCAATTCATCTGTTGAGATGCAGTTGAACGAATCGAAGAATACCTTGAAAGATGAAATAAATAATTTATTCCACATCAAGGACGATTTTGAACTCACATTCAAAGAGGCAATATTCCCGATTATCAAGGCTTTTGAAACTGCCTTAAACCGTGATTTATTGCTAGAAAAAGAGAAAAAGAATTATTTCTTTGAATTTGACACTAAAGAGATAACAAAGGCATCCATTACAGAGCGTTACAACGCTTACAAAGTAGCAAAAGAAACTGGATTCATAACACTTAATGAAATCCGTAAACAAGAGAACATGAACTACGTTGAAGGACTAGACGTTATCAACGTGGGATTGAGTGCGGTTCTTTATGACACAGTAACACACCAATATTATACGCCAAACACTGGCGAGCAAGCAACATTAGAAGGAGGTGCAGATAATGCAGATACGATTATTGAATGACAGCGTTGAAGTAGAAGGCTACGTGAACGCTGTCGAACGAAAAAGCAAACCGCTTAAAACAAAAATAGGCGAGTTTGTAGAGCGAATCTGTAAAGGGGCGTTTCAACGTGCGTTAGAACGCAATGATAACGTTCGCCTATTACTCAATCACGATTGGGGTAAGGATTTAGGTGGAACTAAAGACGGAAACGTGGAACTTACAGAGGATAACATCGGACTAAAGGTAAGGGCAACAATCACAGATGCAGACGTTGTAAAAAAAGCACGTAACGGTGACTTAGTTGGTTGGTCTTTCGGATTCCTTGACAGAGATGTAGACAAACACGAAGAAAACGGAATCCTTACAAGAGATGTTAAAGACCTGGACTTGAAAGAAATTTCAATCCTAGACAGAACTAGAACACCAGCTTATGACGGAACACTCGTAACCGTCAGAGCAGAGGAAGACCTATATCACGGAGAGGCATTTCTTGATGATATAGAGATACGAGATTACACAGTGCCTAAACAGCAGAATGTTGAAAAAATAGATTACAGTGCGTATGACGCACTTATTCAGAGTTTAAAGGAGGAAAAGTAAATGAAGGAATTAATCGAAAAGAAGAACGATTTAATCACAAGAGCTGAAAAGGTTCTAGCAGTAGCCAAAGAGGAAAAGCGTGAGCTCACACCAGAAGAGGCACAGGAACTCAAAGAAATCAAAGCCAAAGTAGATATGATAGCTGAAACAATCAAGCTAGATGAAGATGTCAAGGAAATGGCTAAAGAAGATATGGAAAAGAAAGAAGATTACACACCAACAGAGGAAGGTGAAAAAATGAAGAAAGAAGAGACAAACAACGTAGCAGAGCAGGAAACTAGAGCGTTCGAAAATTACATCAGAGGATATGTTGTAAATGAACGTGCTGGTGAATTAACAAAGGCAGATAATGGGGCAGTTATCCCAACATCTATCGCAAACAAGATTATCAAAAAGGTATATGACATTTGCCCTATTTTAGAGCAGTCAACAAAGTACAACGTAAAAGGTAATTTAGATTTACCATATTACGATGCTGATACAAGCAATATTACAGTTGCTTACCAGTCAGAATTTGTGGCAATGTCATCATCTAACAGCAACTTCAAATCTATTAGATTAACTGGTTTCCTTGCTGGTGCATTAAGTAAAATTTCACGTTCATTAATCAACAATTCACAGTTCAATATTGTTGATTTCGTTGTCGATGAAATGGCAAACGCAATCAAGAGATTTATCGAAAAGGAATTACTTGTTGGCACACCAGACAAGGTAGAAGGACTTTCAACATTAACAAACAAGGTTGAAACAGCATCCGCAACAGCAATTACAGCAGACGAAATCATCAAGCTGCAGGATTCTATCAAGGACGAGTTCCAGAGCGGTGCAATTTGGATTATGTCTTCAAAGACACGTACAGCTTTAAGACTTCTTAAAGATGCAAACGAACGTTATTTATTGCAGGATGACATTAACGCTACATTCGGTAAGACATTATTAGGCAAGCCGGTATATGTATCTGATAATATGCCAGAAATTGGAGCAGGTAACACAGCAATTTACTACGGAGATATGAAAGGACTTGCAACAAAGTTCAATGAAGAAATCAACGTTGAAGTTTTACGTGAGAAATACGCAGATGAACACGCTGTCGGCGTTATTGGATGGTTTGAATTTGATTCAAAGGTTGAAGATGCGCAGAAGTTAGCAAAACTTGTATGCAAGTCAGCATAAGAGGTGAATTATGTATAAAGCATTAGTTTCATTCAGCGGAATCGTATCAATGGCAAAGGGCGAAGTTGGGGAAATCCCCGACAAATCCGTTGCTAAAGATTTGTTAGATGCTGGATATATCGAAGAGGTAAAGAAAAAGCCAGTTAAAAAGGCTGAAAAATAGCAAGTGTGTTGTTTAGGCAACTCCATATAAAGGAGGCAACATATGAAAGAAATAACAAAAGTAAGTGAGATTACATATCAAGACGTAGCTGATTATTGCAGACTTGATGAACTCACACAAGACGACATTAACACAATCAATAATCTTATATTAATTGCGAAAACGTTTATAAAAAATCATACAGGAAGGACAGAGGAAGAGATAGACAGCTATCAAGATTTTGTTATTGTACTGTTCGTATTAGTTCAAGATATGTGGGACAACCGCACTCTGTACGTTGACAATACAAATCTTAATTATGTGGTTGATTCTATTTTGAATATGCACTCTGTTAATCTACTATGACGAACGCAGGCAAGTACAACAAAAAAATCAAAATATACAAGGTGAAAATGGTTGAGGATTCAGACGGATTTCAGACCAAACAAAAAAACGTTGTATTAGAGCCGTATGCATCCGTTAAGACAACGAGAGGCTACACTCTGATTAAGAATGGAAGTGACTTTGAACAAGCATTTACCAACTTTACAATCAGATTCCCGAAGACGGAAATTAACAGAGATATGTTGATAGATTACAAGGGCAAGACGTACACAATCGAATATCTGAACGATATTGACGAAGAAGGCGTTGAGCTTGAAATTCAAGCAAAAGAGGTTACGCATTAATGGCTAAATTCGTGATGGAATTACCAGAAGACATTTTGAAAGATTTTCAGAAAATTAATTCTGAATCGGAAAAAATTCTGGGAGAAATGACAAAGGCAGGAGCGGAGGTTGTTATGAATAACATAAGAGTAAACGCCCCATCATCAATCAAGAGTTCTGAAATGATGAATTGTCTTAAAATGACTAAAACATATCGCACATCGTCAGACGGTGGCATTAATACAAAAGTTGGATTTTACGGATATTTCGATAATAAAAACGGAGTAAAGACACCAGCACCCCTTGTTGCGAATGTCTTTGAATATGGCACAACCAAAGTGGTTAAAAAGCCATTTTTCAGACGTTCATTTAAAAAATCACAAATCGAAAAAGCAATGCTGGAAGCACAAAAAAGAGCAAGTGGAGGTTTACTTGAATGAACGAATTAATTAAAAAGATATTCACAGATTTTGAAGTGGACGGCGTGAAAATTCCAGTTAAATTCTTGAAATATGAAGGACACGATGAACCATATATCACTTATCAGCAAGTAGATATTGACGGTTCATTAAGTGGTGATGATGAATTAATCGGTTACGTTGAATATTATGATTTCGATGTTTATTCAAAAGGCAATTATATAAAGATTATTGAACAATTAAAGAAACTATTAAAAAAAAATGGTTTTGTTTGGCAACCTTCAAAATCAAGTACAGATATGTATGAAGATGATATGGGTTACTATCACAAGACCTTAAATTTTGCAATTTTTAAGGAGGAATAATAATGGCAAAAATTGGATTGAGCAACTTTAGGTATGCAAAGTTAACAGAGTCAGAGGATGGCACAGCATCTTATGATGGAGCAAAAACACCAGCAAAGGCTATTTCGTGCAAGGTTGACATTTCCAGCAATGAAGCCTCGTTATACGCTGATGATGCACTTGCAGAAAGTGATACATCATTTAATAACGGTACGGTTTCACTTGGAATTGATGAAGATGATGACAAAATGATGGCTGATTTATTAGGTCATACTATTTCAGAAGAGGGCGAAATGGTAAGAAATGCAGAAGATACGCCACCATATGTAGGATTCGGAAGAATTTTAACAAAAATGGTTAACGGTGTCCGCAAATATAAGGTTGAATTTTTATGTAAAGTAAAGTTTAAAGAACCATCACAAGAAGATGATACTAAAGGTGAGAAGTTGGAATTTAAGACACCAACACTCGAAGGCGTTATTTCAACGCTTGCTAATGGAGAATGGTCAAAGACACAGACATTTGCAACAAAGGCAGAAGCTGTTACATATCTTGAAGGTTTAATGGCAAAAGCGTAAAGCAGAGGGGGGGCGGTTTATCCGTTCCCTTTTATTTATAAATTGGAGGAAAATTAAATGAATGATGTAAATGGAAAAATCCAATATAGAGACAAAGAATATAAGATTGTTTTCAATTTAAACGTTATGGAGGCAATTCAAGAAGAATACGGAACGCTTGACGAATGGGGAGCATTAACAGATGGAACAAACAATAATGGTGAGCCAAACGCAAAGGCGGTTATTTTCGGTTTTACCCAGATGCTTAATGAAGGTATTGAGATTGACAACGAGGATAACGGCACAGACACTAAGCCTTTAACATTAAAACAAGTAGGACGAATCATTACAGAGTTCGGACTTGTGAATGCAACACAAGTAATGAATGAAACTGTTGTTGACAGCACAAAAGATGAAGAAAAAAACGCATAATCCACGATGAAGAATCACCAGTCATTGACTTCACGTGGTTTTATTTTATAGGAAAAACAAAATTAAATTTAACATTCAAAGAGACTGGAAGATTGACGGTGGCTACATTCAATAAATTGTACGACCACTATAAAAATAACTGGGATTTAGAAATGAAACTTCGTAATGCAAATATGACATATGAGGAGGCTTACAAGAAATCCCAGGAAGATGAAGAATGGTTATAAGGAGGTGTAAATATGGCAGGATTCGGTGGTTCAGTCAAGTTGACTGGTGAAAGTGAATATCGAAAAGCGTTGACGCAAATAACACAGAATTTAAAAGTTGTTAGTGCACAAATGAAAGCTACATCCAGCGGTTTTGATTCGGGCGAAAAGTCAATGAAAGACCTTGAAAACGAATCAAAGACGTTGAGCAAGTCGCTTGAAAGCCAAAAGTCGGCATTATCAACGCTTAAATCACAATTATCAACTATGTCCGCTGAATACTCTAAAAACGAGGCATCTCATAAGAAATTAGTATCACAATATGACGCTGAAAAGGCAAAACTTGAACAAATCAAGTCAACGCTGGGAACGTCATCTGATGAATACAAGAATCAAGAAAAAGTTGTAACTGAATTAGGGCAAGAAGTCACAAAAAGTGCTAAATCATATGACGCACAAGGTAAGGCGTTGAACAATATGAAGATAAAAACAGCCAACGCAGAGACTACTTGCAATCAGACAGCAAAAGCACTTGACAGTTTAGGCAAAGAGGCAGAAGAGGCAGGCAAGCAGGCGAAAAGTGGTGGAGATGGTTTCACCGTATTCAAAGGCATTGTTGCTAACCTTGCATCATCAGCTATTACAAGTGCAGTTAGTGGCTTGAAGAATTTAGGCGGTGCGTGTCTTAATGTCGGCAATCAAGCACTAGATGGATATGCACAGATGGAACAGTTAGAAGGCGGTGTTAAAAAGATATTCGGTAACGATTTGGCAAAAGAGGTTGAGGCAAACGCTGATAAGGCTTTTAAGACTGCTGGAATGAGTGCCAATGAGTATATGGACACGGTCACAGGCTTTTCGGCTACACTGTTGCAAGGTTTAGGCAAAGACACGTCAAAATCAGCACAGTACGCAGATACAGCAATCAGAAATATGGCTGATAATGCGAATACATTCGGTACAGATATGCAGTCAATTCAAAATGCTTATCAAGGTTTTGCAAAAGGCAACTTCTCAATGCTTGATAATCTTAAGCTGGGATATGGAGGAACGCAGGAAGAAATGGCAAGACTTGTCAATGAAAGCGGTGTTTTAGGTGATTCAATGGAGGTCACAGCTAAAACAGTTAAGGACGTTCCGTTTCATAAGATGATTGAAGCGATTGACAAGACGCAAGAGCGAATGGGCATTATGGGAACAACTACCAAAGAGGCAAGCGGAACTATTGAAGGTTCTACTGGTTCAATGAAATCAGCGTGGAAGAATTTATTAACCGGAATGGCTGATGAAAACGCTGACTTCGGGACGCTGGTTCAGAACTTTTTAGGAACATTGATAACAGAAGATGGCAAAGGTGGAGTTATCGGAACAATAGTTCCTAGAATTTCACAGGTCATAACTGGACTTGCTAACACAATGGCAGATATGTTGCCTAAATTAATACAACAGATTGTTCCAATTATTCAAGAGAATTTGCCAATAATTATTTATGCATTAAGTCAAGCATTAACAACTGTTGCTGGCGTATTGCCTCAAATATTGCCAGTTATAGCGGAATTGATACCACAGATTGTCAATACTCTAATAGGGTTATTGCCACAGATTATACAAGCTGGAATATCCTTACTGTTGGGATTGATTCAAGGTATAACGGACACTATTCCACAATTAACGGCAATGTTGCCGAATGTTATTACAAGCATAGTAACAACGCTAATTACTGCATTACCGCAGATTTTAGATGCTGGTATTAAATTGTTGCTTGCACTTGCAGACGGTATTATTAATGCAATCCCTAAATTAGTTAAAAAAATGCCGAAAATCATTAACAGTATGATAGATAAATTATTTTCTATGATACCTAAAATAATCAATGCTGGTGTTAAATTGCTTGTATCATTGGTGGATAATATGCCAAAAATTATTGATGGCATAGTCAAAGCATTACCGAAATTAATTACTGGATTGATTAATGGATTAACTGATAATTTACCTAAAATAATCAATGCTGGTGTTAAATTATTTGTTGCATTAGTGGAAAATACACCGAAAATCATTTTAGAAATCGTAAAAGCGATTCCTAAAATTATAAAAGCCATTGTTAAAGGCTTCGCGGATTCAGCACCGAAAATGGCAAAAGCCGGACTAGATTTAATTAAAGGATTGTGGAACGGTATTAAGGACGCTACAGCTTGGATATTAGATAAAATTAAAGGATTCGGTAAAAAAGTTCTTAAAGGTTTAAAAGATTTCTTTGGAATTAAATCACCATCCAAAGTAATGCGTGATGAAGTCGGAAAATACCTTGCACAAGGTGTAGTCGAAGGTGTCAAGAAGGAAGAAAGTAATACAATCAAGGAATTGAACAAATCAGCCAGCAAGACACTTAAAGAATACTATAATAAGCGTGCAGAATTGCAAAAGAAATTAACAAAGGCAGAAACCGAAAAGCAAAAAGAATCAATTCAAAAACAGATTGATAATGTTAATAAACAGATTGAAAAAGCACAAGGCAATTCTAATGACAAAGTGGCTAAACTTCAAAGCGAACTTACTAAAAAGATTGTGTCAGAGGCTAAATCAAGAGCAAGTGAATTGAAGAAAAACAACAAAATGACAGAGACACAAGAAATTCTCTACTGGAAAAAGATTGTAAGCGAATGTAAGAAAGGCACAAAGGCTTACAAGACAGCATCGTCATTACTTGCAACAGCCAAAAACTCTTTAAAGGAAGATGTTAATAAGGTGACGCAGACTTACACATCTGATTTCAAGAAAATCAATGATGAATTAAAAGAAAACATTGAAGAATTACAGAATACTTACAAGCAGACAATTGCAAGCAGACAACAAGAGATTCTAAAATCACTTAATCTGTTTGATTCAGCCAAAATTGATGAAGGAAAAAGTAAGGAAACTTTAACAAGTAACTTGAAATCACAAGTTGATGCACTTACAGAATGGGAAAGCACACTTGCCAGCCTAAAAGGTAAGATAAGCGATGATAATTTGTATACAGAACTTGAAGATATGGGCGTATCGTCACTTGAAACACTTAAGAGCATTAACTCTATGAGTGATACAGAATTGAGCGAATACGTGAAACTTTATCAGCAGAAAAAACAGCTTGCAAAACAGCAGGCAGAAACAGAAAATGCAGAACTTAAAAAACAGACTGATAAAGAAATTTTGGAATTGCAGGAAAAAGCACAGAAACAAATCAAGGCACTTTCAAATTCATACGAAAAAGACTTGAAAGCACTGGGCGTTACGGTCAAGAAGAAATCAAAGCCAGTTGGGAAAGCCATTGCAGACGGAATGAAAGAAGGATTGCAAACTGGAATGAAAACATTTAACAAATCGTTAAAGTCAGACATTCAAGACGCTGTAAAGGTCATCAAAAAAGAACTCAAAATCAAATCACCGTCAAGGGTGATGCGTGACGAGGTCGGAAAAAATATGGCATTGGGTATCGGTGTAGGATTTTCCGATGAAATGAAGGCAGTTACACAGCAGATGCAAGATTCAGTACCGAAAACTTTTGACACGTCAACAACAAGCAACAGCATGCAGAAACCATATAACAATATGGTTGGAGCGTTCAAAGAGGCGTTAAGTCAAATGACAGTTGAACTTGACGACGATAAAGTTGGTAGATTCGTTGTTAAGACGGTTACTAGAGAGATTTATGCATAGGAGGTATTTATGAGACCATACATAGTTATAAATGGCAAGGATTCAAGAAGTATAGAGGGGTTGCTTATTTGCTCTACCCCCTCTATAAGAAAGCCTTTAAAAAGGTCAAACAAAGAAGAAATAGACGGAGTAGACGGCGACATTATAACGATACTAGGCTACTCAGCTTACGACAAGAGCTTTGATATAGGCTTAACTAAAGACTATGACATAGACGAGGTAATAGAGTACTTTAATACGTCGGGTACTGTTATTTTTTCAAATGAACCCGACAAGTATTATAACTTTAATATGCTGGAGGCTATAGACTTTGAGAAGTTAATACGCTTTAAGACAGCCACCGTAACAATGCACGTACAGCCGTTTAAATACTCAGCTATTGAGTCTGAAAGAGATTTTACTTTTAGTGATACTGAGGGTAGCTTTAAGATAAAAAACGCTGGGAATATTGAAAGTAAACCACTTTTAACGCTAGAGGGTAGCGGAGCTATTAACTTGTATCTTAACGGCGTAGAGGTATTAGCTGTACAGCTTGATACAAGCCCTAGTATAGCTATAGACGTAAACTCTATGAACGCTTATAACCCTACAAGCGGAGCTTTTCTTAATCGCTATGTAATAGGAGATTATAACGACTTAATGCTTAAAGTCGGACAAAATACTATAGCTTTTAGTGGAAATGTAACAAATATATCAATTAAGCATTACTCACGTTGGATATAAAGGAGGGATAAAATGCTAATTAACAAAGTTAACGAATTAAATATTAAAATGGTAAAAGGCGACTCTTTATCGTTTACAGTCCAGATAGAGGGCTTAAATGTTGATTTAGATACAGCTTATTTTACTGTTAAAAATAACGAGGGAGAGATAAGCCCTCTAATCCAAAAAAGTTTAAAAAACGGTATAACTAAAGTAGGTACTGATAAGTATTTAGTTATGATAACTCCTAGAGATACTAAGTATTTAGAGGATAAATCATATTTTTATGATTTAGAGATAAGTATAGGAGACTCAGTTCATACGATAGTTAAAGGCTTATTTAAACTAGTTAACGATATAACTACTAATTAAGGAGGTACGGATATGAAAGTAAATATAGTTTTTGATAACGAAAACCAGCGATATAAAATCTATAACGGCGATACAGTTATTAACGCAAATGAGTTAACTGTTAACGAGATACCTATAGACTCTGAGCTATCAGCTTTTAGTGCTAACGCTGTAGAGAATAAGGTAGTAAAAGCGGCTATAGACGCGAATATAAAAGTTCTTGATACATTTAATGCTAGAATAAACGAGAGTATAAATAAAGGTATTAGTACTATAGCTGGTAATGATTTTAATTGGAGCTGGGCTGTAAATGTAGGTACATCAAGCAACTTTAAGCTAGCACCTAACACGGTTTGTTTTATAGCTATCCCTAATAATTGTGATTGTAGTGTTTTGCTTAATGATGGCTCTATTTATGATTTTGGTAGTAGCACAGCTACAGAGTCTCAAGTAGGCTTATTTGTTACTGATTCTAATATTACAGATAGTGATAATTTTAAGCTATCTATTAGACTTTACGAGGGGGCTGATAAACTTCTAGTAGAGGCTAATACTACTGTAGTTAAAGTAGACTATCCTAACGAGCTTAAAGACATAAGAGTAGACTATTTTGGCTTTACGCATACAACAGCTGGAGACTCTGTACGCTCTATTATGGAAGTTATTAAAACTGGCAAAGTTTATTTTAATAAATTTTTAGAGTGGGATAAAGTTTCAGACACTATTAGAACTTTACACACTATTATTTTACCAGCTCATACAGATATACAAGTAGTACTACCTAGTTCTTGTATATTAACATATTATAGCGGAGGTACAGAGTTAGGAGCTGTCGGAGACTTTGAAAGTGAAGAAACTCAAGTATGGAGTTTTAATACTGAAGATTATACAGACTTTTCTTTTGCTTTTTCAATTAGTCCGTCTACAAGTGTACCCGATTACCATACTAAATTAGACGACTTACAGCTATATTACGAGCTGGACGCAAGGCTTTATAATATAATGGCTGATAAAGTAGCTAAAGCACTAAGCGAGGCTTTAAAAACTCTTAGCGAGGCTACAATCAATAATATTCACAATCTTAACAATGTTACAAATACAAACATTGATAACCTTAACTCTGTTGCTAATACTGGTATTGATAATATTAATAAGCACGTTACTAATAACGCATTACCAACTATCGGAAATACTAAAACTGTAGCTCTTAATGCTATAGCAGAACGTGAGGGCATAGCTATAAGTAATATAGCAGAACGTGAGGGCGTAGCTATAAATAATATGGCTACTCAAGAAAGTACTTTAGCTGGCAATCTTAATACAGACGCTAATAATCACGTCAAAAATATAAATGCTTTAGCTCAACAAAAAATGTCAGAACTGCAAAACTTAGGTTACACTTCTTCAAGAAATGTAACTTTATCATCAGCAAGTACTAGCCTTATTTCTTTAAATGATAGTGAATTAGAGGGAACAAACGAGCTACTTATCTACATTGACGGAAAGGTAAACTCTACTGCTGGAGCTATAAAACTTACAGTTAATGAAGAGGTATTAAGCGTAGAATTTCAAAGTCCAGAATTACACGCTTATATAAGACTTAAAAAAGTAATAGTAGATAGAGCTACTTATTGGGCAATAGAAATGAATAGCGGTTATAGTGCTAATTATCTTAAGAAGTATGACTCTTTAGTTAGTTTAGATGTATCAACTATGGCACTAGTAGAATATAAGGCTGGAACAAAAGTAACTGTATTAAAAAGATAAAACTTTTAATTAAAAAAAGGGCTGTATTATACAGCCTTTTTTTAGAAAAGAGGCTAAAGTATGATTAAAATATTTAACCCAACAGACACAGTATTTACAAGCAACGGCAATATTGTGCTTAAGCCTATTAAGGCTAAAGTAAAAAAAGAAGATAACGATGCTTATTACCTTGATTTAGAGGCAGGGATTGAATATGCAGAGCATTTAGTTGAAGGTAACATAATCGTTGCTAATACTCCACAAGGTGAGCAGGCGTTCAGAGTTTCAAATCCATCGAAAACAAGAACAAAGGTAAAGGTTAAGGCTTACCACGTTTTTTATGATTCGAAAAATTATCTTATAGAGGATTCCTATGTTGTGGATAAGAATTGCAACGATGCCCTAGACCATCTAAACAGTGCCACAGAGCCACAAAGCCCATTCACAACGATTTCTGACATTGCAACGGTAGATTCTTACCGTTGCGTCAGACAATCCTTGTATGAAGCTATTCAGAGTGTAATTGAGCAGTGGGGAGGACATTTAGTTAGAGATAACTTTAACATAGAGCTAAAAAGCTCGATTGGTGTTGATAACGGCGTTACTGTTCAATATGCGAAAAATTTAAAGGAGATTTCTTGCGAACAAAATTGGAACTCAGTAGTCACTAAGCTACTGCCAACAGGCAAGGACGACATTTTATTAAATGCCATTGATGAGAAGGCAGACATATATGTCACAAGCTCTCGTCAATATGCTATCCCTTACGTCAAGACAGTTTCATTTAATCAAGACCACATTAACGAAGAAGACTATCAAGATTCTTATGGCGATACAGACGAGGAAGCATACAAGCAGGCATTAGTTGACGATTTAAAGAAGCAAGCTCAAAGCTACGTCGAAACAAACAGTGTGCCTCAGGTCAACTACACCTTGAAGGCTAATTTGGATAAGTTAACAGATATTGGTGACGTTGTTGAAGTTAAGGACGAGCGATTAGGAATTAACATATTAACGCACGTCATTAAGTATGAGTATGACTGTATATTAGAACGCTACACAGAGTTGGAATTTGGGAATTTTTCACAAAGCCTGTCAGGACTTGTGTCTAACATCACGGAAAGCGTGTCTAACAGCGTGTCAGGAGAAGTAAAAAGTGTAAAAACAACACTTGAAAAACAGCTTCAAGACATCAACAAGACGATGGAAGGCTCTTATTTAACTTATGATGGGAGCGAAATGCTAATTCTGGACCGATTGCCAAAAGAAACGGCTGAAAAGGTCATAAAGTTAGACAAAAACGGCGTGTCGTTATCCAAAGCAGGTATTGACGGAGCATTTAGTCTTACTTATGGAGTTGACGGAACATTATATGTTGGAGGAAGTCAGAAGAACACAGTTAACGTGCTTGATGACCAGGAGAACATCATCGCTAGAATTAGTGAGAATGGAATTGAAGCAAACGGAATTAATCTCGAAAAATCCGTGGCGACGCTATCATTAAGCTCTGATGTGACTAAGCCTTTGACGTTGAGTAATTCAAAATTGCCGTTACTTACAGACGTGGTAGCAGGAAAAAGACTTACAGCTTTTGGCGGTGGCATTAAGATTAACGACGCAAGCAAGGTGTTAATAAGTGGTAGACTAGCTTTAGCTCCAAGCACAGATGGAGTTAAAGAATTTATCGTTTGCAGAAATTCGGACAGTGACTTGCTATGTGCGACAGAGTCAATGGAATCAACTACAAGCTATTCCGACTTAGTCATAGCTCCGACACTGTGTGAAGTAAACAAGGATGATGTCATATACGTTTACTACAGAACAGAGGGAACGAACGATTTAATTAAGAAAGGAAAAACAACATTGACCGTGGAAGTGGTCGAATAATGGAGAAAGTAAAATGGATATAATAACAGCAATGGTGACTTTAGTGGTGGCTATCTTTGGCTCAACAGGATTTTGGACTTTAATTTCAAACAGAAATAAAAAAAATAACGACGAATCAAGGCTATTAATGGGATTGGCGTTTGACGCCATCATCCACAGAGCAGAGAAGTACATTGAAAGAGGTCACATATCAACAGATGAGTATAAGGAGATATACCATTATCTATACGAGCCTTATAAGAATATGGGTGGCGACGGCACAGCAGAGAAGCTGATGAACGAAGTTAAGAACCTACCTACAGAATCAATTTAGAAAGAAAAAGGACGAGAACGCTCTCGCCCTTTTTCTTAATGTCACATAAAAAATTAGCACTAATATAAATCCTGTTAACACGGGGATTAGCATAAGTATCAGAAAGACACCGGCAGTAAGAAGAATTAACAGGGACAGCATCGTTAAAGATGATTACTGTAATGGGGATATAGATACTTTTATGGAGAATGCCATACGAGCTCATTGTACAGTAGTAGTGGGGGGATTACCGGGGGTAGGAAAAACAGAATATGTAAAGTATTTAACCCAGTT